ACTAATTATTTCAGGTACCATTGCAGATGATAACTTTAATCGTTCTAACATAACATGATAGACATGCTCTAAAAACTCATGAGCTACAATGTTAATTCCCATATTATCATACGCATTACCAATACAAGACAGTAGAATATCAATATCACTTCGGGCTGTCTCACCCAATCCATAAGGTAATTTCCAGTAATATTTCCAAATAGGGCGATAAGGAACGACTTCAGCCATAAGATCAGAGTTACTCTTAACAAAGTACCTCTGAAGAAACGACACACCCATACTACGAAAACCACCAAACTTATCAGGCTCAGACAACAAACCCCCAACATATGCATCCTGAATCTCCATATCAAAATACTCGTGTACAAAGTTAGCAAATGAATCAGGACCCATTATAATCATTAGATCCTCTGGCAAGCCAACAATATGATCATCACCATACACAATCGCATTTATATCATTGGTCTCAAAATATCCATCAATGCGCACTCGATACAAGGGATTGTTAACATAAACAAAAGAAACAAACAAAAAGAATAAAAAACCAACAATCCAACTATCTCCATGAGAAGTTTCATAAGTCCCGCTAGGCATAACTCCATACATAACAACCCAACGAGTTAAAAACTTATGAACAACTTTAATCGACAAGACATTGGCTGACCACTCCAATAAAGTCTTGTATAGTTTATATTCTTTCTCACTCATCACCTTTTCATTTAAATAAACAAGAGCTTGAGTTGAGTACAACATTAACAGAACCAATTTTATACTCTTATCCAACTTTTTAAAATCACCTTTATAATAAATCAAATTCTTCTTACCGTATCCCAATTGACGTGCAAGCTCATAAGCACCACCAAACCACCATCTCATACCTACTTTAATCATACGACCACGCTCTACCAACTGTCGTTGACGTTGTACCAAAACAGCAACAACATAATGAGTACAATAAGGTATAAAATACTCACGGCACTTATCATATGTCTTTTTAACATCATCCTCAGTCACTTTGTCAATATTATTAAATACCTCAGACTTTGCAGTAATTTTACACGGTTGGCGAATCAAATCAAACTGACCAGTCTCTAAATACGTTAATATCGCATTATCAACAGACTCAAACGCATACGAAAGCTGTTCCATTTTCTTACCATTAACCGAAGCTACATACTTCACACCACCTTCTTCAATGACCATTGTATCACCAGGCCTAATTCCAGACGACGAATTTAAAGGAGGACGAATCATAGTTACCATATCATCGTAACTATATCTCCAAACAAATGTACCAAAATACTTCTTAACATCCATATACTTATACATTCGCTTAAGGGCAATAGGGTAAAGTGGAGCTAATCCTCTTGAACGCTCACTAAGTGTTCGGGTGGGCTTATTAAATTCAGCCATAAGCTTGATAATCTTATACGGATACATATTAGACAAAGCATGAAAGGTATTAGGACCATAAGTCGAACCCCCAAAGGCAACATTGTATGCACTTATACGACGCAAACAAAACCACCTAAGAGATTTAGGCTTATACACTGGATAACCCTCAAACTCCGAATCATCACTATCAAGCTCATAGTTACATAACCAGCTAACACCACTAGTTTTAGGCGACTTAGTTTCTTGCCATATAGAACGAAGATCAACAGATACTCCAATTGACTTAAAATACCTATAATCCCACGTCTTATATGCAAACATTAAATTAGTAGAACTATCAAATAGATCAACACACTGTGTCATGACTCTATGAGTAAAATACTCTGGAATCTGAACTTGGTTTAAACCTAAATTATCACCAATAACAAATTCAGCAAGTATATAATCCTTAACACGATCCATCACAAACATAGTATGAGATGCCATACTATACCTAGAAGCAATGTCACTAAGAGCTTCCAACATCATAAATCTATTAGTTTTACCATTTCCTCGACTAACCTTAATACTAACATTACCAAACATTCTAGTGAACTTTTCATACACGATTGTTACACTTAAATCACACACACAAGTATCGCTTCTGTGACATTCACTTGGGTGTTTCACTCCGGAGAAAGTCCATTCAATCTTTAAACGCGAACTCATCGATTTCCGATACAATAAAAACTTTAAGAACTGATAACGGGGAGGTATCCCCCGGCCGACTTCTTGAATAGCTTTAATATTTATCGTCAAGACACAAATAACCTATAGCACAAGATAATGGGAATACTTGTGCTAAAAATACTGTGTCTA